CCAGCACGCCGCACAGTTTCGCGGCGGCGTTATACATGTTCTTTGGCGTGCAGAAACCCGCCTGCATGCCTGCCTGTTGCAGCTGCATAATCTGCTGTAAATGGGCTACTGCCGTGTCTTTGTTGCCTGTGCCCAGTCCTACGTTTACCTGCATGTCGAAGCGGTTAAACCACTCGCGCGGGTCTACTGAAACCCATTTGCCGGTGAGCCGCACCACAGACGGTTTATCCTGGTACTGGGCGCACAGTTTCAGCATTAGCCAGAACAGGTCTTTAACGCCGGTTTCGGCGAAAATCCGCGCGACGAGTTCAACCCGCATATCAGCGCGGTTAGTGATGTTCTGCAAGCCGGTCGCGGTCTTGTTCAGCGTGTCGGCGTCGCTGCCCTGCGTGTATTTCGTAACGCCCGTCGCGTCCTGTTTCTGTTCGTCGGCATATTGCAGCATCTGCATTGCTACAGCCGGGTCGCCCGCGTTAGAGCCGAGCGGCCCCGCCATGCCCGCCTGTTTCATCCGAACGACGCCGCCAGGCCGGTTCGTCAAAAGGTCGTCCAGATTCACCATGTTATCCACGGCGAATGTTCGCGCGTTGGTCTGGAACGCGAGGTTATCGAGGGCGTTTCTCAGAATCTGCGTTTTGGTCCGCATGGCGGGCATGGCCAAATCGGCCTCACCACGCCCGAAAAATACATGCGGGATTGGAACCGGGCACAGCGTCGCCCAGGGCGGCCCGTCTATCGCTTCGTTGTCTAACAGCTGGTCGCCAGCGCGGGTAATCTTTCGCCATTCGGGCACGCCGTCGCCGTCCACATCGAGCGGCATATAGCATTCGGTTAACCACACTTCGCGCTGGCTGTCGTCGCCCTTGCCGGTGTTGTCGGCGTAAAGCTGGCTGCCCGCGCTGTTCTGCAAGGCGTAGCGCGCATCGACCATGGCGCCCTGCGCGCCGGTCGGCCCTTCGGGTATGGCGTTGTCGCTGGTAATGTCGTCTACGTTCTTATAACCACGGTCGCGCAGATAGCCAATTGTGCGTTTGACGCGGTGCGCGGTGAAACCGTCGCGCGCCGTCGCGCAATCCGGGTGGATCAAAAATTCTTCGCCGGGCACGGGTGCGATTTTCACGCGCCCGCCTGCCTTGGTGCGTTTTAGCCGCAAGTCGTGCAGCTGCGGCAACGTCGCCGGGTCGGGTTCCTGCGGGGCTTTCAGTAGCGGCGGCGGTGACGGCGGTGCGGGCGGCTGCGGTGGGCCTGCCATCGGGCCGCCAGGCGCCCCAGCGGCGCCCGGTGGCGGCATGGGTCCAGCGGGACCAGCTGCGCCCGGTGGCGGGCCTGCTGGTGCGGCTGGTGGCGGCGGCGGTGCGGCCTGCTGGGGCGGCGGCGGCGGTGGCTTCGGTTTAGGCGGCGGCGGCGGTGTGGCGCCGGTCATCGCGGGCGATTGCCGCTGTTGCACGGCGGCACTGGCCGCCTGTTCGGCCATCTGTTTTGGCCAGCCGGTGCTAATCAGCGTCTGAATCATGGCCTGCTGGCGGCTGTAGTCCTGCACGGCCTGCTGGTACTGCGCACGCGCGGCGTGCAGTGCTTCGGGGTCTGGATAGGCCGTGTGTTCTATCGGGTCTACGGTGTCGTCTTCCAGCATGTCGGTGAGCTGGTCTTCGGTGAGCCCCCGGTAAAACTCCGTGACGGTTTCCGGTGTGTCGTCCCACCACACTTTCATGATTCCGACTTTCTGGATTAGCGCATCTTTAAACCACGTATAGATAGCTTCCCAGCCTGGGTTCTGCTGGTAGAACACGTAATTTAAATATTCGGTCGCCTGTTCGGCGGCGTCTTCGTCGTCGGCCTTGCGCGGCGTGAATTCCACCACAGACGGCCCCGCCGTAAAAATGGACATTAGCGCGGGTAGCATCCATTCGATTGTGTCGCTAACGTCGGTCGATACAACCGCGCTACGGTCGGCGACAGCTGGCGGGGCTAAATCGTCTTCGGCCAGCCCCAGGTAATACATCATGGCGCGGTTGCGCTCTGCGCCTACCTGGTCGAAACAGAAGCTGGCCGCTTCCTGGATAAACTTGTCCGTAATGCCGCGTACTTCGTCGTCGTCCATCGCGTCGCGGCTGCGGGGTTCGTTGAACGTTTCGCGCGTAATTTCAACGTCTTCGGCGTCGTCGTGCTGGCTGATAGTTGGCATTACTTCATATCCTCAAACAGAACGCCCTGGCCCATGCCGAACAGGCGAGGTTCGCCAGCTGCACGACGGCGGCGGTTAGCGGCGTATTGCAGGCATCTGGCATGCCATGCCGAGTGTTGCGGAAAGCGGCGCACGGCGGCGGCCTGCGCGAGCCAGATACGGGCCATGCGGATATCCCAGGCGCGGTTCATTGCAAATGCTCGCGCATAATCAGTTCGGCCAGTTCCCACACGGCCAGCCCGATAGCCATAAGATTTACACGCGGTACTTTGACCAGCAGGCCAGCCAGTACCAGCAGAACCAGCGCGACAACCAGCAGACCGATTACCAGAATCGACATACAGCCCCCTTACGCAATGGTGAGCTTGGGATATTTCAGCGAACTGCCCCAGCTGGTGGCGTTGGTCATCATGGGCACGTCCAGCGCGAGATAGCGGAACGCGTCAGCGCCATGGCTTGCCCAGTCATGCACGGGCAGACTCGAAAACTCGCCATACTTTTCTTTATATTCGCGCCGGTAATTGGTCAGGCATTCGACGCCCCGCGCGCACTTTTCCGCGTCAAACCAGATAGTGGGCAGAATGGTTCGGGCCGCGTGTATGCCGTCTTCCAGCGGTAAATTCGGCGTCGTCTGAAACTGAATGCCCAGGCTTTGCGCGACTTCGAAACGGCTGCGGCCTGTGCCCAGTTCCCTAACCGCGATATCGTGCGGCGCGAAGTGCAACCCATAGTTGTATTCCCGCTCTTTCAGCACGCGCGCATAGTGCGGCAACCCTTCGCCAGTCATTTCGTAATAGTCGATACAGCGCCGCTCCATACCGACAACCTGGCAGAACCATATGGCGGTGGCGTCGCCCACGCCCAAATCCCACACGGTATGGACGGGCAGTGTCGGTTCGTGCGGAACGCGGCCTATGCGATTCTGGAAAAAGGCTGTTTCCAGTTCCTTTTTATAAATCGCGCCGGGAATTTCTATCACGTCCCAGCGTCCCGATAACAGCGCGCGCCGCTCCATTTCGCCGAGCAATAGCAAGGTCGCTTCATAGTCGGCCCCAAGATACGGGTTATCAGACAGACGCGCCGGAATGAACCGCCGCGAAATGGTGCGCTGTTCGCCGCTGGCCAGTTCCACTATCTGCCGTGATAGCGTCGGGCCGCCGTCGTCCCTGATTCCCCAGCGCTTGCGGACCCAGGCATGACCGCGCCCGCCTGGGTTGCAGTTCGCGCGTATGACGCATCGCAAATCAGGATTGGACGTGCGCAAGCGCGAAAAAAGGTACGTGTAACAAACGTCGTTCGGCCACTGCGTCAGTTCTTCGAATGCAATGAACTGGAATTCGAACGACTGCCAGTTATAGCGGTCTTCCTCGCGCTCCAGATACGACGTGTATATTTCGGCGCCGCTGGGAAAGTGCCAGACGTGATCGGTTTTATTGAATTCCGCGCCAGGATAGGCCAGCGGGTAAATTTCCCTCATGCGCTGTTCAATCTCGCGCAGTTCGGGGTATGTCGGGCGAAAAATGATTGCCTTGTAATCGCTATGCAGAATCGCGTTCTGCCATAGCCCCATGGCGTCGATTACCAGCGCGTCGGTTTTGCCGCCACCAGCTGCGCCGCCGTACAGCACTTCGAATTCAGACGCCGCGAGGTATTCAGCCTGTTTCGGCGTCGGCGTCCAGGCGGTCTGTACTGCTATTTCCCCGTCCGGTTCGTCGCCGTCGTCCCAGTCATTCCTGCGGGGCTGGATTCGGCGCGGCATCGGGTGCAGCTATCGGTTCGTTACTTTCCGGCTGTTTCGGCGGATATTCGATCATCGGGCGGGCGTTCAGGTCGCTATACGACGGCGCGCCCGTTTCAATCTTCGTTACCGGCTTCCACAGGTCGGGCTGGCGGTTAATCAGCCAGAACTGGCACGCGCCGACTTCTGGCGGCACATACGATTCCTTTTCGCCGACGACGTTACCGCCCTTCCATTCGCGGCATTTGACGAAATAGCCGGTGCAGCGCTTTAACAGCCCTTCCACCACGGCAAAATCACCAATTACCATTCCGTCGTCCAGCGCGCGGCGGAATTCGGGGTAATCCCTGCACCAGATATCAAACGTATTGGGCGACGCCCCCAGGTTGCGGGCGATTTCGCGGCGCGACAGCCCCAGTAATGCGAGCTTGCGCGCAAATACGATAAATTCCGGGTCAAAGCCTGTAGCCTGTTGCCGCATACGTTCGGTGACGTACTCAAAACGGCGGCGTTCGTGTGCTGGCATGGTCGTTTCTCCGCGCGAATCCGGCTGGCCGGGTATCGTGTAGGGCGAAAATGAACGGTTCGGAGTGCTTTAAATCTGAAACCCGCTGTTGCCGAGTTTTAACAGCTGCATCAGGTTCTGGACGGCCTGCGTCTGGCCGGTCGAAGCGCCGACAGGGCTTTGCAAATTGGTCGTGCCCTGCGTCGGGCCGGTCGGCATGGTCTGCAACTGGGTCGGCGTGAAGTTCTGCGCCTGGCCACTGCCTGCGCGAGCCCCAGCCGGTGCGCGTGCCATCTGCTGCTGTTGCTGGGGCGCCTGTAGGGCGCCTGCGGTCCCGCCTAGCCCCTGCATCAGCTGCTGGATATTGGCCGCACTCATGCCGCTCTGATCCTGCACGGCCTGGGTCCAGTTCTGCGCATCCTGCACGCCCTGGGCGCCGCCGAGCGTCGCGGGCATCATGGCCGCGCCCTGATACTGGGGAATCTGGCCGCCTGGCATGGTGAACTGTGACGGCGCCGAACCATCGGCGGAAAACTGCGACGCGCCCGCGCCACTACTGCCGCCCGTGATTTTCGACAGCAGACCCTGCAAGCCCGACGCCTGGGCGCTGGTCGCGTCGGCGCCGCCGCTGCCGCTCATGACGCCGCCACAAAGGTTGCAGTAGCCGTAATAGTGGCCGCGCCTGCGGTCGCAGTCACGGTTACGTCTTCGGCGGTCGTATTGGTCACGGCGGCGCCTGCTACGCCCTGGCTGTCGGTTGTCCCGTTTGCCGCCGCCAGGTGTGCATTGCCGCTCGCGCTGGCCACGGTAAACGAAACCGCAATGCCGGGCAGTGCCGTACCGGCTGCGTTCCGCACGGTAAAGGTCGCAGCGCATGGGGTCGTCCCATCGGCGGGCACGTTGTTAGAAACGCTGCCAACGGTAATGGTAGCCGGTACGTTGTCGGCACTGGCGGCGGCGTCGGCGCGGCGTAAAAATTCGTCGCCGACTTGCGGGTTGATCCAGATTCCGTAATTGTCCATCGCCTGCTGGTCGCCTGCGGCAATCAGCGTTGACATGGGCGTCAGGTATTCCGCATTGATCGTTTGCGGGTAAATCTCCAGCCGCTGTTCGGGCGTCAGTGACGACGCCGCCGCCAGCGCGTCGCGTCTGGCCTGCACGGTCGCGCCTGCGAGGGTCAGCGGCGGGCGTGTCGGCGCCACACGGGCGGCCAGCTGGGCGGCGTAAATGGCTTCGCGCGTGATATTCGCGGGCGTAACCGGATAATTAAGCACGGGGTCAGCCATGGTTCGCGCTCCCAAAAAAAAGCCCGCACAGTGAGGGCTGGCGGGCGATTAATTCTAACGAAGGGTCTGACTCAATCCGCTGGGCGCACGGCCACAACCTATCGAATCACGGGCAATAATAGGGTTTTTTGTAGACTGGCCCCAAAACCTTTTTTAAGACAGAATCTGTCTACACGTTCATAACGCTAGCACAATGCTAGCATTCCGCTGCCAGAACGCGGGCCGATTCGGCGGATTTCTCCAGCGCCAGCGCCGTGTTATAGGCTTTGCGCCGGAACCGCCGAACGCGCCTGTAAAAGCCGTCGCGGCTGATTTCGAGGGCGGCGGCTGATTCCTTTACGCTGCGCGCCGGGACCAGGTAGAACAGCAGGAACGCGTTTTTGGCGGGGCTGTCGTCCTGGGCATTTATGGCCGTGTTGAATAGCGACAGCGCGGGGGAAAAGCCGATATAGGGCGCGGGCCGCACTTTGGACGGCTGATATCGGGCCAGGATATTTTTCGGGATCGGCGGGACCAGTAGCCCGTGTTCCCTGTGCCATTCGGCCCAGCGCAAGCAAAGCGCGTGCAAATCCGCGTCTGCGAGGTCGTCGGCAATAGTGCAATCGTCACGGCGCATACAGCCCCCTAATCAGTCAGGTGGCACGGCGTCGGCGTAAAACCATTCGTATTTATAGCGGCTGAGTTCCAGCCGGTCGCGCGCTTCTATGGCGCTGCATTTCAGCATCCAGCCAATAATCGGGGCGGCCCGTACACAGTGCCAGCCGCCGCCGTCATTCTCCCACACTGCGCCAGCAACCCAGTTCCGGGTGCTAACCTGCAACACGCGGCGCATGACTAGCCCGGCGCGTCTTCGCTGCCTTTTACCAGCGCTTCGGCGGCGTCTTCCACGCCGGGTATGTTTTCGTCTACCACATAGCGCGACAGGGTTTCCATGGCGCCGGAACCCTCACTGGTAAAGTAATCTATGGCGCCGTCGAACGCATCCAGCAGAACGCGGTACGCCATGATTTCGCCCATGCAGATAGCGCTGGCGTCGCTGCCCTCTTTGGCGGTCTTTAAAATTTCTTCCTGTTCTTTCAGCCGCTTTTCTGCGCTGCCCAGCACGTCTTTATAGGCCAGCGCGCGGCCCAGGTTGCGGCCTACCTTTTCGGCGAGTTTCAGCAGGGCGACAATCTGCAATCCGGTTATCGTCGGTTCGGCGCCGGGTTTGCTGGCGCTGCTGGTGCGGGCTCTGGCGCCCACGGCGCCCATGTCGCCCAGCGGCGTATCGAGCGGTAACACGTCGTCGCCGTTGGCGTTCCGGCGAATCATGGTTACGTCTGCGTCGGTGTTCTGTTTGCCCTGTAAGCTGGTTCCCACGCGCTCCAGCGCGCGGCCCAGCTGGCGCGGCGTAATGCCTGAATCGTCGCCGCCGACCGTGACGAAAACCAGCGTTTCGGCGTCATCCATGCCGAACGCGCCGCAGATTTTCACGCCTGCCATGGAGCGGGCCGCGACAGCTGCGCCGGTCAGAATGGTTTCCTGCTGTTTCCGGGTTTTGGCTGTCATGTTTTACCCTTCGGAAAAAATTCGCGTATGTCGGCTATCACGCAATCATGCGGGCCGCCCGCTGCATAAACGCCCAGCATGTCGATATTGATATGGCCGTATAACAGCACGGGGCGCGCTTCGTCCAGTTTGCAGATATCGGGGCTAATGTCCAGGCTGAAATGCAGACGGCACGCGCTAGGCCGAACGTCGTAAATGCTGCACTGGTTATCCACCAGAAACGGGCACGGGTTTTCGTATCCCAGCGGCACGAATTCGGCGAAGCCGTCGCGCCCTTCCATGCCACGGTTTGCCGGGTGTTCGGGTAGCTGGCCGATATGTTCGCCGATTATCTGCGCTTCGGCCTGATTCACGGCCACGGCGATATGACAACAATGCGAACAGCCCTTGCGACACGCCGAAAACGCGCCCATATCCTTTTCCAGCGGCGCGGTTGCCGCGTACAGGGCGCGCGTCTTGTCGGCGTCGTCCAGCGCCGGATTTTCGATTGCATCGCGGGCGCGGGCGTTCAGTTTTGGCCAGTGTCGCTGGTTCAGGATTTCCGTTATGACGTGCTTATTACGCGCGTTTTCGCGCTGCGCGGGCGTCAGTGCGTTCAGGTCGGGTTGCTGTTTCATGCGGTCGGGCCTTTCGGGCTGCGCTGGTTGCCGTCGTCGTCCAGCAGAAGCGCGCGGCGTGCATTGTCCAGCTGTTCGCGCACGCGCGGGCGTAGCTGGTACATGGGCAGACCGTTATTATTTACGAGCGCTTCAATCTGCGCGAGCGCGTGCATTACCTTGGCTACGCGGCGTGTTTCGTCGTTTTGATGGTCCATTATTCGCCCATGTCCAGACGCTGCGCCGCACGGTTTAACTGTTCCTGGGTGGCGTTGCTCCTTTCACACATGGCCGTAAGCGCGTTCGCGCGTAGCTCCAGCTGCTGGGCGGTTATCGTGTAGAACAGCCAGGGCAGACCGACGAACGTCCACAGAAACAGCCAGACGCATTGGGCCGCAAAAATCCACCAGCCTATGGAGCCGTTCAGGTACTGGCCTGCGATCATAAAAATCATGGGCATCAGTGAGCCGACAGCGGAAAAACCCTGTTTCCACCACTCCAGCGCGCGTTCGCCGCGCATGACGGTATGCACGTAATCCTGGACGGCTTCGGCGGGCGCCAGCATGCCCACTACACGGGCCGCCTGCGTTACGCCCATGCTGGCGCAGTGGGCGGCGGTCCAGCGCGCGTCGTATGGGTTGCCTATGCGGTCGTACAGCCAATCGAACAGCGCGCCGGGTTTCATTTTCCGTTAGCCTTTGCCAGTTTTTCTTTCGCGGCCAGAACATACCAGGTAGACATGGTTACGCCGGTTTCCTCTGCGTCGGCGCGAATCAGCGGCATCATGTCCACGGGTGTATTCACCATGACGCGTTCGCGCTTGCGCGCGTTGCCAGCGGCGGTTTTCTTCACGCCGGTTTTAAGCGCCGTCTTTGCCGCGTCGTTCGATACTGTAGCCTTGCTGCGGCCTGCACGCAAAACGGTTGCGGTTTCACTGGTTTTTCGTGTTGCGTTCATTTAATGCACCTTCAAAAGTTCGTTAATGTAGCCGTCAATTTCTGCCACTGCGCTAGCGTCGCGTGGCGTGTATTCCTGAACCGACAGGCCGCGCGCACTCGCGCGCCCGATAGCCTTACGGCGTGCAATCTGTGTGGTGAACACGTTGCCGAACAGTTCCGATTCCTGCGCGTAGTCGCGGCATTCGCGGTTGTCGGGCGTGTCGGTCGGGTCGGCACAGTTCAGCAGTGAGCGGCAAACCAGCGGGGTTTCGCGCGCTGCGTTGATCTCATGCACCACGTTTTCCAGGTCTTCCAGCGCCCAAAGTTCATAGATTCCAACATTCATGGGCGCGATAAGCACGTCTGCCACCAGCAGGGCGACGCGTAGCGTTTTGCTGTCGCCGCCGCCGCAATCTATCACAGTGTCATCAAACAGCCGGGCCTGCGCGCGGGCCTGGCTGCGCATCTGCGCATGGTCCGGGTAAGCGCTGGCCGGTATGGGTTCGCGCCTGCCCAGCGTTTCGCGCATGGTCATGGATTTCATACCGGTCTGCTGGTTGTCGCCGTCGATATACCACACGCGCCGCTCCAGCAGTGACAGCGCCAGCGAAGTCTGGACGCTAATCGTCGTCTTGCCCGTTCCGCCCTTGGTGTGGGCGACAACATAGATTGTCATTCCTGCCCCTATTCGTTTTTTTCAGTGTAGCACAGCGCTAGCGTTATGACAGCACTCTGAACACATTAAAAAGTGCTAGCACTTTGCTGCTGTTATGCTACACTTCGTTTACTGAATCAACGAACAGAAGGGGCGCAGAATGTACGACGTAAGTTTTCTTAAAGGCAAGGTCCGCAAGGGCGAAGCACAGAATGCAATTTTTGACGCATGCCGGGCAAACGAGACACGCGAGCCGCGCCATGTAGGCCGCTTTACGGTCACGTTTAGCCTGCTGGCCAGTGGTGATTACGGCGTGGCCGTGCGTGATCTGTCGGGCGAGGTTGTCGCCCTGGCCAAAGTGGATAAATTCGACTGCTGAACACGGGGCCGCGCGAGCGGCCCGCACCTGGAGCAAACAACCATGATTCATTTTCACGACACGTTAACGTCGCCCATGCGTACCTGCTGCGCCGAAAATGCCCAGTCTTCGAAGCCAGACGGCGACTGGCTGGAACGCAACTATTTTGCGGGCTACTGCCTGGACGCAATCGAGGTCATGCCAGCCGGTTCTACGGTGCGGGTTGATCCGGGTTTGCCTAATCCGTATGTACGCGAGCCGTTCGCCACGCCTGCGCGCACCTGGCGCTAACTGCTACACTGTGCGGGCCGTATGTATCGGCCTCTCAGGTGCCCGCCAGGGCGCTTTCTGCCCGCCATTGTGCGGGCTTTTTTTCGTGTCGAAAAGTGTTGCACTTTGCTAGCATTCTGCTACACTGTCTTTACTGGTTAGCGAGGGCGAAAAATGGAACACGAAACACGATACACGACGGCCTGGACGGGTCAGGACGGGCGCGAATGGCGCGAGGTCAGTTACTGGAACGGGCGGGGCTGGCAAACCTTTTTACAGGTCCGTGAAAACGGCGAATGGCGGGGCTGGTAATCATGAAACTTTCTTTTGATGTTGGATCGGATTTATACCTGGCTGGCCGAACCGAAGACGGCCAGGATTTCACGGCGGAACTGTATTACGTCATGGCCGAAGACGCGAGCGGCAACCGCTGGCGCCATGAAACGAATTTTCCGGGCGCTGACGCCCAGCGCGACGAAGACGGCTACTGGCACTTCGGCGACGTGCGCGAAGCGGCCCAGCGCGCCGCAGAACAGCTGCTGGCCCGTATCGAGCGCGCGGGCGGCCAGCTGGATTTAACGCACTGGCGCGAAGCGCGGCCCGCGTATGGGTCGGCGGCCTATGTGCAGTACGGCCAGTTTGATGACTGGTGCGACGAACAGCGCGAACGGATTTAAACAACACGCCCGCGCGAGCGGGCATTTTTTCGAGGGGTTAGACGTGGCACAAATGGACCTGAACGACGACGAACTAGAGTTTCTGATAGACGCACTAAACCGGCTGCATATGGACAAAAAAGCCGCGCTGGATACAGCAACGAAAAACAACCTTGGATTTACGCCGCGCGACTTCGCCATACCGCAGATTGCGGCCCTGCTGGAACGTGTGGAAACCACTTACAACCAATCATGAAAACTGTAATCATTCTTTTCCTGCTGTCGTCGCTGTCGGGCTGCGCCGCGTTCTGCGACTCAAACGACTATGGCTGCATTGCCAAACAGAACGCCATGGCCGCCCAGGTGGCCGCCGCTGGGGTTGCGACGCTGGGCGCTGCGGCTGCGGTGGCCGCCACGCGCCCGGTGTACGTCGAACCGGTCTACGTCGTGCCTGTGCGTCGCTGCTACGGCTATTACTGCTATTGACCGTCGCCCGCCCAGTGCGGGCGTTCTGCTATCATTGTGCAGCGTTTCGCAACACAGGGGCAACCATGACAACTCACGATTCAGACCTGGCCCAGTGGGCATTCGACCAGGCCGCCGCGCTTCGGGCTGGCCGCATGTCAGACCTGGATTTAACTAACCTTGCCGACGAGATAGAAGACTTGGGAAAGAATGAACAGCGCATGGTCGAAAGCTATCTGGAAAACCTGCTAATGCACCTGCTGAAATGGCAAGCCCAGCCCGTGCGCCGTTCCTCCAGCTGGCGTGCAACAATCAACGTGGCGCGTAAGCGGCTGGCCCGCCATGCGCGTTCTGGCATGCTGGCGCGGCATCTGCAAGACGAGTTCCACGCGGGTGACGTGTACGAATATGCGCGGGTTGCGGCCAGCAATGAAACCGGGCTGGAGCCGGTCATTTTTCCGCCCGTCTGCCCCTGGTCGTTTGACGACGTAATGAACAGTGATTTTTTTCCGGGTTCGCCATGACAGATAACACTATTGACTTCGAAACACTGCCGCCGCCGTCGCCTACTGAAATTCTTGTGGCCCTGGGCAAATGGCGTGCGTCGCACGGGCCGCAAGCGCATTCGTACCAGCTGGCGGGCGCAATTCGCGCCCTTTGCATGACCGTTGACGCCCAGCAAAACTGGATCGAGAAACAGAAAGACGCCGCCGACAATGCCAGGAACATGCCCGCGTATAACAGTGACGGCGACAGGCTGCGGCTGGTCATGCTGGGCCTGGGCGAACTGCGCAATATGCTGGACTACGGGCGCAGTAATGCAAAGACCGAAGCGGACCTGAATGCGGTTGTGGTGGCCACTGTCGCGCGACTTGACGCGATCATAACCGCCAACAATGCCGCGCACTGCCCCGACTAGCAGAACGCTAGCGAAGTGCTGCCATTATGCGCGGCATGTCGGCGGGCGCGACGCCCGGTAATCCGACCATCCAGCGCGGCGGTAATGGCAAATCCAGTTCCTGCGGTCGCCACATATGCAGCACTTCGGCATTGTTGACATATTCCGACGCGGGCGGGTGCAGCTGCATTACCGCTTCGTCGTCGTGAAAAAACAGCCGCTTTACGTGGTGCATTTCGGCCCACGTCGGCAAGCGGCGTTCGTTCGCTACGCTGACGCTGACATGATCCCAGCCGCCGCCGTCGCTGGAAATGACGAACACGCGCACGGGTGACGGGCGCACGCGCAGCTGGAACGCTCCATTGTGTGCGTCGCCCAGCTGGCCATGCAATGGCACGCGCCAGCGGTTCAGGTGTGAGAGGTCGCGCATTGTCTGCCCAAGGTGAGACTTTACAGGGGGCGTCGCGGCCCCCTGCGCGGCCTATGCGCCCATTTCCCGAAACTCTACTTTCCCTTCGTCCACAGTTTCAATTACAGACGTGTCGCCGGGCTCTAGCTTTTCGTCGTTTACCGTGTCGCCGTCAATAATCACGCGCACGGTTTTATCCCCCTGATTCAGTACCTGTAACAACATGCTGGCCTCCAGTGAAGAAAAAGCGCCCGCGCGCCACAATCGCGTAACGTGCGGGCGTGAAGTTAACGGGTGCTACGCCGACGCCGTGCCGAAGCTATAGCCCCGTTACGGGAAAATCATTACTCGTTCGTCTGGTCGTTCGCCTGGTCGTTCGGCGGGAAAATGTTGGCGCTGTATTTGCCGCCCTCTGTCGTGTCGCCTGTTGCGCTGGTCGCGTCATCGAACGATAGCGGGCCGACGTCTTTTCCCGGCGCGCCGGGTGCATGGGCCAGCGCCTGCGCCTGCGCTTCGTCGTCCGGGTCGGTGCCCTCTGGCAATGCGTCAGGGTCGGGCACGGCAACCGCGTTCGGGCCGTCGTTCGGCTGGTGCGTTGGCCACTGCGGATTAACCCAGGCAATCGGGCTTTGCGTCCAGTCATCCAGCACAACCCCATTTTGCGGGTCGCCCATGCCGGGCACGCGCGAGCTGTTGACGGTCTCATAGCCCGGTTTCGCTTCGGCTAGCGGAATCTGCGGTATGTCTGGGCCGTCCATAACAGCCGTTGGTTCCGCTGGCTTCCACGTACCGCTAGCCGTGCCCGCGCCAGTGCCCTGCGACGCACGAAAATTGGCGTCTGTCGGGTCGTCGCGGTTCGGCGCCTGGCCCGGTCGCTGGGCGTCAGCTGCGAGCGGTTCAGCGTTCGCGGCCAGCGGGTCGCCGGTCTTGTCGGCGTCCAGCCCCTGCGCGCTGGCGGCGGCGTTTTCGTCGTCGGTTAGCTGGTCGTCGCCGGTTTCCTGTACTTTGGCCTTGCGTTTCGCGTTCATTACAGCCCCCTGCAAGTGTTGCACTATGTCGCCATTCTGCTAGCACTGCTAAAGAATGGTCCGCGTTCCTGCTGGCACGCCCATATAGGGCGTAATGCCGGTCTTGTCGGTGATTACCGCAATAATGTCGTCGGCGGCCTTTTCCACTACCTTATGCGGGCGTACCAGGTCATAACCAATCTGTAACGACGTGCCCTGCACGCGATAGCGCAGACGCGCTGCGACTTTGTAGTGTGGGCCGCCCATGAATACCGGAATCGACAGGAAAAACATTTCTGGCACTTCCAGCGAACCGCTGCCGCCAGTGGCCTGCATGGTTTCGGCGTAGCGCAGCTGTGTCGTGCCATTCGACAGCCGCACAGCGCTGGAAAATTCGGCCTTGATGGTCGCGTGCAGTACCTGCGCGAGTTCCAGCAGAACGGCGCCCACGGGCTCATGTTCGCCACTGCTAAAAACGTCGTCCACGTTGCTTTCAACGAATTCGGCAAAGTCTTTCTGCGCGCCGCGCTTGCCGCTCATGCCGCTCCATATCTGCCATTCAGGCGACACAAGCGGCTGATACGCGGCCCGCCATTCGGCCCACTGCGGCGCCTCTGCGCTTAGTGTGTCATCCAGCACGCCGACGAACTGCACGCCGTCCGCGTGGTTATTCACGGCATACACGCGCGTGATAGGCAACTTGCGTTCGTTGATCCACGCGCAGAAGCTGTCGGCGTCGCCGAGCTTGGTCGTACCGCGCACGCGCGTCGGGTGTTCCAGCAGGTTTTCGAGTGCTTTAACGTCCCACTCTGGCGGGACCAGCGCGTAGGGTATGCCCTGTTCCAGCGCGCGGCGTGCTTCCAGACTCGAAACACTTAGCGCCATCAGTTCCTGTACTGCGCCACGGTCGATGGTCATTGCGCGCCCCCGACTTCACGCGGGGCGGGGCTATCCTGCGGCACGTCGCGCGGCGCAGCTGGTGCTGGCACTTCGCGTAAGTCCAGACGTTCCTGGCGCGGATTGTTGCGGGTGAGGTCGAAGCCCGACGTAACGAAAAACAGGCTTGAGCCGCGTTCGTTACGCGGTTCTTTCAGGCCGATTTTGTCGGCGATTTCGACGGCTTCTGCGCTCTTTGTGGGCTTGATGGATAGCGTATAGGTAATCTCGCCACCACGGCCCGTTTCGCAGCACTGGCGCACCAGCTGCTGGAGTGCTGTACTGAGTTCTTCATGACTTAATCCACCGCGCATATCGCGCAGCACGTCCGCAAACAATCGCATAGCGCCTCCATGGCGTTACGAGCGCGATTGTGTGCAAATGTGCTGCGGTGCGCTCTGGCTGGCGCTGGTCTGCGGTTACTGCGACTGCCCCACGCGGGCAACGTTTGAAACTATAGACGGATTCCATGTGCATGCAAATCGCGTGCTGCGATATGCTAGCACAATGCTAGTGTTTTGTATCCCATTCAATCGCGTTTCTCATGCTGATAATCGCCAGCACTACGCGAGCGCGGCGTAAGCGCGGGTCGGCGTCTAGCTCGCGCTGTTCGTCGTCGGTCGGCGTGCGTATCTGGCCGCCCTCAAAGACGCTACAGCCGCCGCAATAGGCGCATAGCGACACGTCGCCGTCGTGCGGTACGTGTAGCAGACTGCCAAATATTGCATGGCCGTCGTTATCCTTGCCGCAGTGCGGGCACTTCGGGTTGTCATTCATTTCACGATCCATTCGCCGCACGTATCGGCCAGGCTGGTAACGGGCCATACGGCCATGTAGCGCTTTTCCTGCTGGTCGGTGTCTTCGTCCACTGCAAACGCGCGGGGCGCATAGCGTCTGCACCAGCCGTAATCGCTCGCGTTCTCCATGGGCATATGGCCGCCCGTTTCAGGCGTCCAGCGCTCCCAGTGCCTGCACCAGCGGCATATTTCGTCGTCGGGTTTCATCTGCGCCCCTGCTAGCAATGTCGGGTCCGTGCGGGCCGGGTGGAACAGCATCATTTTTCCGGGTCTTTAAAGCGCTTGTCGCGTTGCCTGCGTCGCCATTTGACGGTGCGGTTTGCGACGTTCAGCGGGGCTACGGGTTCGTCAAAATACCGCACCTCGCGCAGTTCGGCCAGCCGCTTTGCGGCCTGCGCCTGTAGCGCCATGCAGCGCACGCGGCAATCGTCGCCAGGGTAGCCCATGGCGAGCCCAAGCGACTCTAACGCGCCGGTCATGTAGCAGATTTCCAGCGCCACGGCTAACGACGGAACCAGCCGCTGTTTCGGGCCGAATATGTCGGCGTGAAAATACAAATCGCGTAGGGTCGGCATCCAGCGCCAGAAGTCCAGCCGTTCGCGCTTCATTGCCGTTTTTCCGGGTACAGGCGGCCCACCACAACCGCCACCAGGTACTGGAGCGGCCAGCCATCGGGCACGCCGTCGATAAAAAGCGTTTTGCCCTTCGCGCGCATGTCGCGTTCGGCCAGCTGCGCCGCATCCACGGCCAGCGCCCGCGCGAGGGTTTCGAGCATGCGGCCCATCAAATCGGGCGTCTGGACGCCCAGCGCGCGGGCTATGGCGTCGGCGTCGAACTGGACGTGCTGCACCATTGATGCAATTTCGCTATCGGTTTCGCCAGAACGATTCGGAATCAACAATACAAAATCGGCCATGCAACCCTCCACAATGGCGTTTAAACGCGTTTACAGCGCTTTAGAGCCGTCGAAATTTTGGGCTATCCCCAGCCCTTGATTTTGTCGGCAAGCCCTCCAGCGCCCGATTTACCCCCTTGCTAGCGATTTTTTTGTTAACGATACCTGAAGACTTTGGACTGTCCATTACCGTTTCCGGTCTTCCAGTTCCCAGTGCGTAATGAACCGTGCGAGGGCATCAGCCAGCATCGGGGTTAAATCCTTTCCGGTCTGGAGCGGCGGCGGCGGCAAGCATCGCGCGAGGTCGGCTAGAAACGTGTCAATGATCCGCTCCGACACGCAAATAGCCGTTGCCAGTTTCCGTTCGTTTTCCGACATGCTGGCGCTGAGTTCTGCGGCGCATTCGTCTATCGCGGCGCCTGCGATCATCGCCATTTCGTAATAACCCGCCATGCCCGTTTTGGCGGCGGTTGTGCTGGCGCCGTTGCGCCGCTGTGCCCTGCGTTCCTGCCTGTTCATTCGTTGCCCTTGGTCAATGCCTTGCAATGCGGTTTCAGTACCGCGCGTATCGTTTCCATGCTGCGCGCCTGGTCTTCCGGGTTCGGCGGGTGTGCCTGCGCGTGATCGAGCGCGGCCAGCTGACGCCGGGTTAGCGTGAAGTCGGCATTACCGCCCGTTGGCGTGTTGCGCGGGTCGGTTCCACGCTGGTTGCGCATCAGTTGCAAATGGGTTTCAAACCATCGCCAGCTGTCTACGGGTTCGCCCAGCGTGCGGGCTTTGGCAATCAGCGCGCGGGCTTCGGCGGGCGTTATACGCTGTCCGGTGACGTGCGTATGTACGACCATGGGCTTATGTTTGACGCCGTTCGCTTCGCAGTACGCGGTTAGCATCTGTTCGGCGTTTTCGCTTTCCGCTATCGCCGAATCGTCGCCAATAGGTTTTGACTGTGTTTCGTCGTCTTCGCCCGGTTCTCTGCTGCCGTCGTGTTGCGCTGCGTTATCCACAGGCGCCACAGGGGGTTTTAAGGTTTGTTTACCCTGTATACGGGTTTGACTGTTTTCGTCAAAGCATTCGACGGTTTCTGCCAAACTGTGAAACTTTTCGCGGGTCTGTTTCACGGTTTGACGATTTCCGCCAAACCGGGCCGCCAGCCCTTTAAAATCAACCCCCATGGCCTCACCATGGGCGTATGTGAGGGCTGTTAAAGCATCAAAATCCAGCTGATACGACGCAACCGCGCAGCGCCCTATCCTGCTGCGCACCAATTTGCCTTTGGTCATGACCGTTTGCACGCGCCGGAACTGCGGAACCCCTACGCCCAGGTCGTCGGACCAATCGGGCGCGGTCTTCGTCCACCAGCCGCCGCCGCCGTTCAGCCGGTAGGCGAACATGCTGCAAAAAATTCCATACACCAGCGGCTGGCCGTGCGCGGCGGCTATGGCTTCGGCTTCGTGCATGTTGAATGAACGGTGGCCGCTCTGGCGCCATGCGTCGTAACCGGCGCGGGTTTCCGGGTCGGCTAGCGGGCCGTCGTCGTCTTCGTCGCCGTCTTCGGTCGTTTCGGGAATGTGCGCCTGTTCGGCGAGCCAGTGCAGACGCTGCGCGGCGTTCATACCCGCGAGGGCGTCGCGGTCTATCGTGATCTGGATTGGTTCGGTTTGCGGGGTCATTGCGCGCCCCCAGCCAGCCGGGCACAGGCGACGCAAGCGCAGACCGTAAAAACCACGGTTTCACGCGAAACAAACAGGCGGGGCAATATGCCCGCGCGCTCCAGCTGGCCCAGCGCGTAAGCGTAGGCGGGAACGGGCAGACGGCACGCGTCGCGGGCGGCCTGGTGTGTCAGGCGGCCCATTGCGGCGGCGGTCATCATGACGGCCAGAAGCGCCCGCGCGTCGGGGCTGAGTGCGCCACGCGGCGCGCAAAGGTGTTGCTGTTTCATTTCTTTTTTCTCAAAAAGACGATTCAGCACGGCGTTTTGGCGAACAGACCCTGCATGTGTAGCGGCGTTGTCTACACTTTTTGTTGCACGGCGGGACCGACCGATTTAGAATCGTCCCTGCGTTCTACGCCATGCCCGGCGCTGAATCGTTGTTGTGTTCAAAAGCCCCCGTCCGCCTGCAAGCAAATGGGGGCTTTTCCTTTTGGGCCGCACGTTTCATTCAATCGTTTGCGCAACACCATAGGCGGCTATTTTTAGCCTTACACGCCGTATCACGCAATAGTTTCAGCTGAATTTAAGCTGAATATTTTTCTTGCAATTATTTCCGCTTTCGCTATACCTGGGCGCATATACCGTTTCACCATGCGGCGGTCTGTTCGCCTGAAAGTGTTGCACTTTGCTAGCACTGTGTTATCATTCTGCTGTCACTTCGATAACCCATTGCTAGCGCACTGCTAGCGCATCAGCAGAGGAAAACGAACCATGTCTGGCCTTTATTCCGCGTTTGACCCGGTGCAATCGGACCTGAACCGCTACCTGGCCGCCGAATCGCGCGCCGACAACCGCGCCGACGCAATCGACAGCCGCGCCGACGCCATTTCTAACAATCCCACTGTTGACCAGTTCGCCGACGTTTTCTGCGGCATGGGTTGCGCCAGCGGCCAGATTGAAAAACTGCGCTCTGCATGGTTGAATGGCCAGCAGGCATTCATGGCCGAAGTTATGGCCCAAATGAATGCAGGGTTTGTCGAACTGGCCGAACTGGAAATAGACGGCGAAGACGAAACCGCCGCGCTGGCCTGCGACGCCCGCGAAGTGCTGCGCGACTGGGAATAACTGGAGCGGCCATGATTGCCGGTTACTATTATCTGCACGCTAATGGCGCGGTCATCTATAAACGGGCCGCGCCGGGCCTGATTACCGACTTCGAAAATTCGGACCTGGTTAAATGCTGGTGGCCGGTCGAACCGTCCGACCGGCGCGGCGCATGGCGAATCCTGATTGAATCCTTTGCACGCGGCGCCGATATTGAACACGTCGCCCAGCTGGCGCGCACCTGGCACTGTAGCGACAACGACGCCCGCGAATATGCGCGGCGCGAGGGTATCGAGCTAACCGAACAGGGGGGCGAATTCGTCGCCACGCTGGACGGTTGCGAGGGTCGCGGCGGCCACGCCCTAACCGCGTTCGTCGCCCTCTTTAACGCCCGCCATCCTCTGCTGTAATGTTGCACTGTGCTAGCGCTATGCTGAAAAAGTGCTAGCACTTTGCAACACTCCGTTTTATACTGTGCGTACTGTCAACCCCATAGGACTACGCAACATGCAAACCGCCCCCACTCTCATTTCCCCCGAAAAATACGACCGGACCCAGTTTGTGGGCGGGTCTGACATTGCCGCAATCCTGGGCGTGAATCCGTACCGTAGCGGCCTGGATTGCTGGCTTGACAAGGTACAGCCGGAAACGCGCCCCGACTCCGATAATCTCGCCACGCGTCGCGGGAAACGCATGGAGCCGGTTATTCTGGACTGGGCCGCCGAAGACTTCGGGTTAGTGGTCGAACACAGAAACCGCCGCTTTGTCGATTCGCAGTTTCCGTTTTTCGCATCAGAAATTGACTTTGAAACGTCTGTTGACGGCGTGCCGGTCAATGGCGAAGTTAAAACCGTGCATCCGTTCCTTTCTAAAGAATGGGGTGAACAGGAAAGCGACGGCATGCCGTTTCACTACCTGGCCCAAACCCAATGGGGTTTAGGTATCACGGGCCGCGAACTGTGCGTGGTGTATGCCGGTGTCGGCGACGAACTGCGACAGTATTTTGTCGAACGTGACGACGCATTGATTGATCTTATGCGCCATGAAGCCGACGCATTCTGGCGCGGCTATGTGCTGACGGGTCTGCGCCCCGACATTGACCCGAACCATACAAAGGTTTTCGAAACGCTGCGCCGCCTGTATCCGGGTACGAACGGCGAACACGTCACGGCCACGCCCCAGCATGAAGCCTGGTATAAGGTCATGACCGAAGCCAGCGAAAAGGCGGCCATGTATGAAGACATGGCGAAGGGTGCAAAAGCGCATCTGGTCGCCGAAATGGGCGAAAACGCGCAGCTGGTGTTTGACGACGGCCAGGCCATGAAGCGCGCGAAGCGCAAGCGCGCCGGGTACACGGTGGACGCAATCGAGTATTGGGATATCCGCGTAGCAAAGTTTAAAGAAACCGCAGCTGCGGCTGGCAAGTAATCCAAGGGGCATCAAATGACACAGACAGAAAAACTGAAACAGCGCCTGCAAGCCCGTAACGGTGGCGCCGATATCTCGAATGCGGTTGCCGGTACGAATGGCGCTGGCCAGAATGTACCGCTGACGGCGAACGCCCAGGCCGACGCCCTCGCCAAATTCCTGGCGTCGCCTGCGGTCATGGCACAGATTGCGCGAGCGCTGCCGCGTCATCTGACGGCGGAAAGACTGATCCGCATTGCGACAACCGAACTACGCAAAACGCCCAAGCTGGCGCAGTGTTCGCCGCAGTCTTTCCTGGGCGCTGTCATCCAGTGCGCGCAGCTGGGGCTGGAGCCCGGTTCTGCGCTGGGTCATGTGTATATCGTGCCGTTTGACCGCTGGAAGAAAGAGGGCACGCGCTGGGTGCTGCTGGAAACGGTGGCCACGGTCATCCTAGGCTATCGCGGCATGATTGATTTAGCGCGCCGTAGCGGCCAGATTGAATCTATCGAAGCCTGGCCGGTGTACGTCGGCGACGCGTTCGAATGCACGCTGGGGCTGGAACCGTCTTTGATCCATAAACCCGACTGGGAAAACGCGGGCCGCACGTCGCCGGAAAATCTGCGTTTCGTGTACGCTGTCGCCCGGCTTAAAGACGGTGGCCGCCAGTTCGCGGTTATGTCGCGTGCAGAGGTCGAAGTTATCCGCAATCGCAGTTTTGCCAAAAACAAAACCGATATCGAGAAATACGACGGCCCCTGGAAAACCGATTTCGAGCAAATGGCGCTGAAAACGGTTGTACGTCGCCTCTTTAAATTCCTGCCCGTGTCGGTCGAAATGGTCATTATGGACGCGCTGCGCGCGCCGAACGCTGACGAAATTGAACTGGGCAACACGGCGGCCCTCATGCTGGAAGACAACCCCAGCCCGACGCTGGATATGGAAATGGGCGACAGCACGCGCGAGCGCGAACCGGAAATGGCGGGCGCTGGAAATACGGTTATGGACGACGAACCGGAAAGCCTGCGAACCGACTTTGACGACATGCCGGGCCAGTCCCTGGGCGAACGTATACGCGGCGCGCTGCTGGGCGCAAAAACGCGCGACGTGCTGGACATTGCCGCCGACGAAATACGCGAACTGGCCAGCGCAGACGAACGCGCAGCACTCGAAGCGGTCTACCGGGAACGTTGCGAAGTGCTGCAATAATGCTATATTTGTGCTGTCGGGTCGCTAGCAGAATGCTAGCGGCCTGCTGTCATTCTGGAACAGGCAATAATGGATAAAAGAAACCTGTGTGAGATAGCCCGCGAACTGTTCGAATATGAAGACAGCCGCGACAGTGACTATCAATCGTTCGTCATGGGCGCGGCCTTCATGCACGAACGGCTAACCTGGCTTATCAGCGAAGCGACAACCCGCGACGACAACATGCTAGACCCGGCTTTTCTGGACTGGATCGAGAAAGACCTAAGATTCGCACAGAAAGCGGGCGCGGCCTGGCAGACGCGGCGCAGTGCAATGATGCACGCCGACGCCCAGGGCGAACCGCCAGCACTGCCTGGACGTGCGCGTAACGTGCTGAGTGATCGCCGGAACGACAGCGCTTACGAACTGTTCGGCGAGGGCTGGAACCCCGACAGGTTCGCCCACTTCTGGCGCATGTTTGAGCGCGACATAATGCAGGAAGGTACGCCGCAAACTGCGCGGGACCATATGCGTACAACTTTCCTTGCGGGAATTTCGACTGCCTTTTATGATATAGCCCGTATCTATGTCCAGGCCGCGAATGCACGCAACCCCGAAGCGTTCCGGTTATACCTGCGGGATTTTCGCCGGTCGCTTGAGCGGGTGACACAACCCGCCGACGCTAAAAATATGCACTGAGACAAAACACGGGCCAATGCAAACGAGATTCCGCCATGTCGGAAATAACGAAGGTAGACAGCTGGGAACCGTCGTATAAACGCGGTTGCGAGGTGTGCGGCCTGAAACCTGTTGTGATCGGAATACGCGCCGGGCAGACCGTCTATAACGGCGGTCTGTGCGGCGTTTGCTTATGGGGCCGCGAAGACGCCATAGACCCGACGACATGGAACGACGACGGCGGCGCCAATGACTAGCGGCTATATCAGCGAATCATTCCCCGTCGAAAACGTGCTGGAGCTATGCGCGCAGCTGGAGCCGATCCGCGACGCGGCGGGACCAGCAGACCGGGAAACCGTCCAGCGTGCAATCGACTGGATTAGCTTCCTGCGCGGCGCGGTCGCCGGGCTTGAATCGCGCCTGGCGGGCGACTTGCAGACCGTACCCGAAAAGGCGCTAACCGGCGCCGTTCTCCAGCACTTCGGCGACAATCCCCAATCATTCGAAACCGGCATGGCACTAGCCCGCGACGTGCGGCTACTGTGTTTTTTTCAGGCCATGGCGCGCGAACATGATTAACCAGCCGCTGGAATTCCACATCAGCCTGAACGTGCGCGACATGCTGGCAAAGGCTGACGAATTTCTTTGCGATATGTACCGCTGCGACGAATCACTATTGCCTGAAATTCGCGCCCGTCTGGTTATCGCGCAAGCCATGGGACATGCGTATATCCCGCTGAATGGCGAATGCGACAATTTCGACCCTGCCAGCGGCTGCAAGGGTCATAAATGCGTCCATCAGGCCGCATTCCTGCGCTACAGGTGAGCCCATGAAACACAGAGAATTTCATCCAGTGCCCTTTATGAGTATGGAAGAAATGGATAGACAGAAACGCCGTCTGCGGCGCACGTTCGCTGTGATTTATGCGGTTTTCCTGCCGGTTATCTTTGTCGTTCTCTGGTTTGCACTTCGCTAGCACTCTGCTGCACTTTTAACCATGGCCTATTACTTACGACGACGCCGCCCAAAGGAGGAAACAACCATGCTGGATATCTATTCGACAGAGCAAAAAGTTTCTATCCTTACGCAAATCATGCGCGAGGAAAGCACTGGCGCGAGTCTGCGCGACTGCTGCAAAGCCCAGGGCATTACGCTACAAACGTTCATTGACTGGAAAGCGCGAGCGCAGAAAAATAACCATCTGGACGCGCGGCCTACGCTCAAACTTCCCAAGGTCCGACAGCCCAAACCGCCCACGGCGTTAGAGTTAGCCCTGAAAAAAGCGCAGATAAACAGCTATCCCACAGACAACCCCGACGACGTGCGCGCGCTGGAACAGGGCGAGCCCGAACCGCATGCAATCGACTATGCGGGCCTGCCCGAAGACAACCCCGAAGACTTGCACGCGGTCACGCATGGCGAGCCCCCAGCGGCCCCTGCGCCGGTTGCTGTGTCCAGTTCCCCGCCCGAACCCGAACAGGCCGCCAGCGGGCCGTATCGACCGGGCTATCCGGTTTATGACGCTGTTGTATCCCTGCTGGACAAAGAGCCGGAATTAAAGCCGGTCGAACAATCTAACGACGAGGTTCTATCTATGGCAACCGACAAAACCGGCGCGAGCCGTCCACGCGGGCTATCTGCGGTCCTGCATCAGCGCATGCCCTGGCTTGCCGGGCTGGACAAGCGAACCGAAAAGACCATGGGACCGAAGCCCGCCAGCAAGGCGCAAGGGTACGGCGCCTGGATCGCACACAGAAAAACCCTCATGACGCCGGAACAGGCGCTGGAAATGGAAGACTTTTACGGCATTAACCGGCGCGGTTCAAAAACGAAGACGCCGCCGCCTGCGGTTGCGAAGCGCACGCCCAAGCCCGCACAGATAGAGGAACAGAAAGAAATGGTTTCAAAGCGAACGAATGCAAACGGGTCGCGGCCTGTATCGCCGGAAATTGAAGCGCTAGCCGAACAGCATGCGCAAGTAACTTCCCAAATCGTCCAGCACGAACGGCACGGCCCGCGCGAGCTATCGGAAATAGACAAACTGAAACGCGCCCTTACTGCCCTCACAATCGAAAACCTGCAATTGCGCGGGCTTCTCTAATGGTGCGTGGCGGGCGTGGCCGGGTGTATGAGGTCCGCCAGGGGTTTGCGGTCCTGCGAGAATTCCAGACCGCCGCCATGCCCGCCTACGTCGTCCAGGCTGTTTGCGTTGCCACGGATATAGATAAACGTGCAGCTGGTTAGCGCGAGGGTTGCGAGCGCGGCCAGAACGGTTTTCATGGTCTAGTCGCGGTCACGGGGCTGGCCAGGGTCCAGGTCCGCCGATGGTTTCATTGGCAGACCCAGCGCATATTCGAGGTCTTCAATTATCAGCGGCGTCTGTTCGGTCGGTGCGATGGTTATATGCGTCGGGTCAATCGAAAAACTGCACGCTGCGAGCGCGAGCGCGAGCGCTGGCAGAACGGTTTTCATCAGCGCCGCCGCCCGAATAGTGACAACGTGCCCCCCTGGAATCCCTCACCACTGCATGCAATGCGGATTCCGTTAACAGGCTGGCCGTTCAGTGCAACCAGCGCCCCGCTGCCCTTCATGGACGTAACCGAACCGGTTGAACCAATGCCGCCGAGGTCAAACGTGCAGTAGGGAAGACGGGCGGGCGTCGCTCCCGCTGCTGCAAAATTGTAGAAGCGGATAATGCCGTTAATCTGCCCCCAGGGTGCCCCGCTGCCAATCCCGCTGACGTTGCCCCACATCTGGATAACGTTCTGGGCAGTCTGGGAATTAACGGCGACGGTCGCGCCGCTGTTAAACATTTGCACATAGGCATATTGCGCGTTAATGAACGTCGCGCCGTTGTCGTGTGAAAACTGCACAATGAACTGTGAGAGGTCGGTATACGCCACCAGCCCGGTAACGACCATTTCATATTCGTCGTATGGGCCAACAAAATTATTGAAAACGTTTTGGGTTGCGCCGCCGTTTATCGGCCCCTGGGTCTGTAGCAGTATCAGGCCGCTGGCATTCTGTGCGGTTGTCGCGCTGGCCGCTGCGTTGGTCGCGCTGGTTCCGGCTGCGGTCGCGCTGGTTCCGGCTGCGGTCGCGCTGCCTGCGGCGGCATTCTGCGACGCGAGGGCGGCGGCGGCGCTGTTGGCGCTGTTGGTTTCGCTGGTGTGCGCGGCGGTCTGGCTGTTTCCTGCTGCGGTCGCCGCTGCGGTCGCCGTCTGCGCGCTCTGCGCTACGTCGCTTTCTGACGCGGCGGCACTCGTCGCACTCTGTGCGGCCTGCTGCGCGCTGTTCGCGCTCTGCGTCGCGCTGGCGCCTGCGGCGGTCACTGAACCCGCTGCCTGTTGCGCGCTGGATTGCGCGGCGGTGGCACTCCCTGCGGCGGCCCCCTGGCTTTGCAATGCGGCGGCGGCACTCGCTGCACTTTCGTCTATCGCATCCTGTAGCGTCGCCTGGTCGGCGTCGGTCAGCGTGCCCGCTGGCCCGTCTTCGCCCTGCGGCCCCTGTTGCCCACGGTCGCCGCGAATGTACGTGCCTAGCTTTAACTCCAGCACGGCGGTACGGTCCATATCAAGCTGAAATTTGAGGTCGGCCATTTAGTGTTGACTCCACCATACGGAAATAATCGGCTACGGCGTGCATGACCTGTCCATAGCTGTCTGTCACTTCGCAATCAATCCGCACGCGGCCCACGGGCCAGGCGCTGGTGTCATCGGCCCACACGCGAGCAATGCCCAGCGTGATATCGAGCCATTCAAAATTCAGCGTGGCAAACTGGTTGCCCGTGAAGTCGGAAAGGGTTAGCCGCACCTGCCCCCAGCCGGTCGAATCGACGGGCACGGCATCAAAGAGAAACCGCCCCAGTAGCTGGAACGTCGAACCGCAAGCAATGGTTAGCATGGCTTAGGTCTTCATAATGAACCAGACCGACGCGAACGCCGGGCGGTTGTCGAATGCCTGGCCGCCGCCTGCGTTCTGAATGGCAATGCCGATTCCCGAACCATTGACGACGATATTGCTTTGCGCGATTGCGACAGCAATATTGCTTGCGGCGGGGTTGGTCTGCGTCAGCGCCTGCACGTTCGGCGCGCCCGACAGGTTCAGCTGGTTGCCGACGACGGCGCCCGGAATGCCAGCCGGGAATGTGTGGACGTGGCCATAGTCCGTTACGGGGTGGACGTGGCCATAATCGCTAATGCTGTGTGCGTGGCCGTTGTCGGCGTAACCGTGCGTATGCACGGGCATCTGTGACGGCGTCAGTGTTTGCAGATTGAAACCGCCATAGGTGTTGACCTGGCTATCAGCGGCGGCGCCCCATGGCACGCGGTTTAACAGGTTCGGCGTGCCGTTGCCGCCATCACAGACGACCCAGCCAGTGGGAATCGTGCCCAGCGTACCGTTCCACATAACAATGGTTCCGCGCGGAAACTGGCGGTTCAGATACGCCAGACTTACGGCGTCGCCCGCGTCGGTGGCCATGGCCAGATTTTTAAGCTGGAACGCGCCCGCGCTCTGGTTAGCCGTCCAGGGCACAGAACCATCTGCGGCAACCCAGCCATCATGTAACTGTTTTGCAAAGGCGAACGCCTGCCGTATGTAGTCGTCGGCCTGCGTGCCGATTGGTTCCGAACCCTGCGGGCTGTTCTGCGCCGGGTTCGTAAAAATATCGTCCCAGCTTTGCGGTACAGGCATGGTAAAGCCTCACTGTGCTATAGTGCAGCATTGTGCTAACTGTGTGCTGCTGAAATGATATCAATACGACAGCGTAATGCTGGCAGAGTGCTATATGATTAACGAAGCCCTGGGCGAACTGAGTACACAACAAATCATGTTCTGTACAACCTGCACGCTGGCGCTGATCGTCCACGGCCTGCGCGAGCTATGGCGCTGGCTGCACAGACCGCGCATAGCGTCAGCGCGAGCCGCCGAGCGCCCCCAGCAGACCGCCCAGCACGGCGGGCCGGGCGAGCCGTTGCGCGAGTGGTGCGACAGCGCCAGCGGCTGGGTTGATGTTGCTACGCTGGGCGAGGGCTTGACGCTCCAGCGCCGTACCAAACTCGTTCGGGTTCAGCAGTAGCCGCGCTATTTCGCGGTTAATGGCCGATTCGCCGCGCCCGGTCAGTGCGCTGACGACTGGCCCTGCAACTGCGCCCGCTGCTGCGCCCGCTGGCCCGAACATGGAACCGGCCCCCGCTGCGCCCAGTCCCGACGCAACCGCCTGGCCCAGCACGCTCTGTTTGCCGGTCATGTTGGAAAACCAGCTATCCGCCGCCGAGTTGTAAAACGTGTCGGCGCCCTGTGCCTTGATTGCATTAACACGCGTGGCGCGCTGCAAATCGGTCTGTATGTTGGTGAGTGCCTGGTCTATTTCCGGGTCCAGCGGGAAATTCTGCTGCCGCCGATAGCTGGCAAGTTTTGACTTGAAACCGTTAAACGTTATCTGCGGGTCGGTGCTGTTCATTGCGCCTTGATTCAGGTCGCCTAACAGGTCTTCGGCCATGGCCGTTGAATTAATCTGCGGGCTGGCCGCTGCGAACGCCTGGCGCGCCTGGCCATAGGCCGGAATCTGCGTTTCGAGGTCGCCCAGGAACTGCTGCTGCGTGTTCGTGATCGCGGCGCGCTGGGTCGGCGTCAGCGTGCGGCCCGAATCGTAAAGAATGTCGTCAAAGCCCTTTTTGATCTGGTGCGCGTCGCGCCCGCTGATCGTCGCCGCTTCGTCGGTCAAATCAAACGGTCGGCTTTCCTCTGCGGCCAGCGCACGGGCGCGCCCTATGGCTTCCTGCATGCTGGGGCGGTTCATTAACGATTGCATGGTGTCGCTGATTGGCACAACCGTTTCATCGGCACTTGCATAAAGCGGGTCGGTTATCGCGTTGCGCGCATCCATCAGCGCCTGGGAACCGCCCGACGACGCGCCCGACAGGTTCTGCAACTGGCCCAGCCGGGCGGCGTTGCTGACTTCCTGCTGTTCGGTTAGCGGAATCTTGAATTCTGGCCGGTTGCCTGCGGCCTTCTGGATAGCCGAAATGGTCGGGCTTTCCGCGACTTCGGCGGCGGTCGGCATCGAGCCGGGCACGATTGGCTGTGCATTCTGCATGTTGCGCGCAATGCGCAATGCTTCGTCATTGCCCGATAGCGCATCCAGCAGGCCATTACCCGTGTTCGCGGCGGCGGCATTGCGCGCGCTTACGTCGCCCTGGATTCCCTGCAAAACGCGGTCGGCGGCCTGCTGCTGCGCCGCTTCGGGTGAGAATCCGGGTGTAATGCGGTTCCAAAGATTGGCGCCCGCGCCCGCGAGGTTCCGCGCGCCTGCGGCGGCGGCCTGTGCGGCGGCTGGTGTGGCCGCGCCGACAAGCCCCGCGACAGTCTGCCCGACTGGTCCCAGCCCGCCCTCACGCGCGAGCCCCGAACCGGCGCCACTGCCTGCCGCGCTGGCAACCTGCGCGCCCGCATTGCTGGCCAGTGCCTGGCCGACGCTGGCCGTAAGCGGCGCCGCTGCGCCCGCCAGCACGTTCCCGACGCCGACGCCCGACGCCGCCGACGCCATGGCGCGGTTTATGTCGCCTACCACGCGTTCGGTTCCGGTCTGTTCGGTCGGCAATCCCAGGCGGTCCAGCGCCTGCGACATGCTGGATTGTGTTGTGGGAATGTGCAGTGACGGGGCTAGCTTGTTCAGCACTGCCGTTGCCGGGTCGATTACCAGACCGCCGACACTGGCCAGCCCTTCGGCGCCCTGGCGTGCAGTGAGCCCGACAGCGTGCCCAAGGTCGCCCAGGAAACTGCTGGCGCCGTCGCCGCTGGGGGCTGCTGGCGCCGCTGCTGCGGGGGCTGCGGGTGTCGGGCTTGCCGACATGCTGCCAGCCCCGCCTGCGCCCGCTGGTGAGCCCATGCCGCCCGCGTCGCTGCTGTCCTGCTGCTGTGCCCATGGTGGCGCCGCGAAAATTGCCGCGCTGGGGTCGCTGCTGCCGCCGCTGCCGGTCTGGTTGCCATTGTTTGCGGCCCACGGTGGCGGGGCGAAAATGTCATCTGACGCGCTGGACGGTTTGCGCTGGCCAGCTGCGCCTGCGCGTGCAGACGGTGGCGGGTTCGGTCCATTGACCGCGTTCGAATAGGCGCGCTGGGCGGGCGTCGTCGTGTCGCCATAGGCGTTCGTGCTGCCCGTCATGGCGCCCAGCACATTGCTAGCATAACGCTGCAAAGTGTTCGCTACGCCGCCGAGCTTTTCGACGTAATGCGGGTCTTGCGCATAGCCGCCCGCCTGCACGGCCTGGCCGAACTGCTGCGGCGTGGTCGTGCCCGACACGCCGGGATAGTTGCGCGCGAGCAAGTCGCCATAACCAGCGGCCCCCGCCTGCGGGCTGTCATACGCGCGATACTGGTCCGACGTGCCCAGCTGGTTATCAGTGGCCGCGACGCCTGGGCCTTTGATGTTGCCCAGGTTGTTTGTACCGGGAATGATGGATTTTCCATAGCCGGTTTCCAGCGCCCACTGTGAAAGCACATTTTCGGGCGTGGTGTTCAGGCGCTGCGCCTGTGCGGCGGCCAGCGGTCCATACTGCGCCGCGAACGCGCGAATTTCGTCAGGTGTGGCCATTTACTGCCCCTGCTGCTGCGGCTGCTGCATGGCTTTAATCTGCGATTGCAGCGTGTACTGGTTATTCCAGTCCTGTAACTTGTCCTGGAACCGCTGGCCGTTCGCGTCGCGCGCCGACAGCTGGCCGTAATTGGCTTCCCATTTGCTGGCCATTTGCCGCACCATCTGCTGGCGCTGGAGCATGGCCATACGGGCGTCAATAATCTGTCCTGCGGCGGTCGGGTTCGTGCCCGCGCCCGCGACAAGCCCGTTTAAGTATTTCAGGTCGCTGTCTGTCATGCGCGTCATGCCCAGGTTGCTGCGCATGTCGGCGGTCATCTGCGAACCCAGGTTCTGGATTACCTGCCCCCACTGCATGGAACTGCCGCCCTGGTAGCCGGGAATAATGCCCTTTAGCCGTTCCTGTAGCGCCTGCAAACTGGTCGTGTCGCCCTGCGCGTTAAACTGGTTAATCGCGTTTTTCAGCTGCGAATATTGGGCCATCTGCGTTGGTGCTGCGTCGGCGGCTGAGTCCAGCGCGTGCATGTCGGTCGCGTCCTGTTTCGCGGTCGCGTTCAGATATTCCTGGCGCGCGGGTGAGAGCCCCGCCAGCATCGGCGAACCGCTGCCGCCAGCGCCTGGCTGGCCGCCCATGCTGCGGCCCATGCCGCCCTGGCCGCCGCCGTTACCGCCGCCCAGCCCAGGCTGTGCGCCGTTCAGGTTTTGCAGGATATTCGCGCGGCTGGTCCAGTAGGTGTTCCCGTTCTGGTCGCTGTTTTTCTCCAAATCAAAGCCCGCTTTCGCCGCTTCCTGTGCATTCTGGAATCCGGTAAACGCCTGCAATGAACCGTTCGGAATCGCTACATCGAAACCGCCATTCTGGTTCGCTACCATCTGGATTGCATGCCCCTGGCTGTCGCTAACCGGGAACGTGCGGCCCGTTGGCTGGCCGGTCTTTTTGTTGATCTGGATTCCGTTGGGCAACGTTTCGAAGTCGGGCGCAATCACGCTGGCCACGTCTTTCATTCCGACCATGGAAAGCGCGGCCTGTGCCCGCTGGTTGTCGTCCAGCCCCGCGAACACGCCGCGCCCCTGGGCCTGCTGGGCCTGCTGCTGCATGCCGCCCATGCCGGGCTGCTGCGGCGTCCCCTGCGCGGGCTGCATCGGTGCGGCGTCTGTGCCCTGGCCTGCGCCTGCCATGGCGCCGCCGAGCGCTGACGGGTCGGCGGGCGCCGCTGGCGCCGACAGCATGCCGGGCATTCCGGCGCCACCACTGCCGCCCATGCCACCACTGGCCGCGCTGGTGCCGGGCGGCAAAAAACCGGTCTGTTCCAGAATGCCCTGCTGCATGTTGAACTGGCGTTGCGCCTGCGCCAGCTGCTGCTGTTTCATCTGCGTTTCTGCGTCTACCTGCTGCATCTGCTGGCGCGCCATCGCGGTTTTAATCGCTTCCTCATTCGCGCTTGAATAGGCATTCATGCCCAGCAGACCGCCCTGGCCGACAATCTGCCCCAGGTTGTTACCGCCGTGATTAGCCGACAGCATGCCCAGCCCTGCGGCCAGCAGTCCCTGCTGCGCGGCGGGGTTCGCCGACAGACCCTGTAAAGCGTCCAGAATGCCCACGGCGGCCCCCTATGAAAACAGACCCATTAAACCGCCCGCTACGCCGCCGACGCCGGTCCCGACAGGTCCGAACAGCGAACCGATACCGGCGCCGGTTGTGGCGCCCCCCAGCAGGCCGCCAAGCGTCGAACTGCTGCCCTGTGTGCCGGTGCTGCTGGTGACGCCCTGCGCGCCCGCGCCCATGGCGCCAGATAGCGCGCTTTGCAGAACGCCCAGCTGCTGATAGGGCGACATGGCCGAGTTGTACCAGGACTGGTATTGCGCGTTCAGGTCGTTCTGGTTCTGCGTCTGCTGCACCTGGCCCGCGTTCAGCAATGCCTGCGCGCCTGTGTATTGCCCCTGCGCGAGTGAGGGCGCGAGCCCTGCCGCACTTAGCTGGTTCTGGTTCGCATACTGGGCGTTCTGGCTGGCCAGCTGCTGGCCTGCCAGCGTGTACTGGGCATTACGCGACGCGTCGGATTGTGCCGACTGGTTCTGCAATGCAATGTTCTGTTGTGCCAGCTGCTGGGTGTTCGCATAGTCCTGGCCATACATGTTCGTTGCAATGTTCCCAAGCTGGGTTCCCAGCTGCTGGTTCTGCTGGTTGGTGTACTGCTGCTGGGCCGAACCGCCGAACGCGCCCGCGTTGCGAAACTGCGCCATGGTCTGCGACGCCGTGCCGGTGTTGTACGCGTCGGCGGTCTGCCCCTGCGCGGTCGCTACCTGTTGCGCCAGATATGGATTCTGGCCAATGTAGGGATTCGTGCCCACGGCGGTTGTCTGCGACGCATACGGGTTACTGGTTGAACCCGTGTAGGGATTGCCGCCGTTGTCCAGCATGCCGGTTACTGCGGTGTTCGCCGAATTAACCGCGCTGCTGCCCTGCGTGGCCTGCTGCTGGATCATCTGCAAAGCCTGGTTCTGCGAATCAGTCAGCCCCGCGACAGTCTGCCCGGTGTATTGGGGCATGGCCTGCTGTGAGAGGTCGGAACCCTGTTGCAGAATCTGCTGGGCGTAGGGCTGCGCCCAGCTGGGCAGTTCCTGCGTTGTGGTCTGCGTTCCGCTGCTGCCGCCGCCGCTACTCATGACGCCACCTTTACGGGTTTTTCATACATGATTTCGCGCGGCGTGAAGTCGTAACGCGGCGCGAGCTTGTGCCAGCCAGGCCGGTTCGTTGCGAACGTCAGGCGAACCGCGCCCGCTTTGGCGGCAATCTCGTTCAGGTCTTTATCGAATTCGGCCATTACGTCGAATTCCGCGTCATGCGCGTACAGAATCCAGATATGCACGCGCGGGCCGTCGAAGTCCTGGAGTAGCCGCAGAATGAAAAAACCGGCTTTTGAGCCGGTTTCGTCGTAAATCATGTAAAGGCTGGCGCCGTTACTTCGAAGCATTAGATAAACGTCTTCGGGTAGCCAGCCGTCGGGCCGGTCCATCGTATCCAGCGCGGGCCGCACGAATGCCCAGGCGTCGCGCAGCTGCGCGAGCGTCACCAGTTCAAAACGCGGATACGACACGCGGGCGCGGTTAATGTCTATCGGGTCGCTCATTTCATGCCCCAATCGAAACAGGTTTCCATGTGCCAGGCGTGCCAGACGCGACACAGACCCAGCCGAACACGCCCCCGCCTGCGGGCTGCGTGTTGCGTATAAAGTCGCCGCGTGCGTGCTGCCCGGTCGTCGGTGCTGCGGCCTGCGCGGTCGTCGCGGCATTTAGCGTTCCATCCGATAGGGCGTTTAGCTGGCCGATAATCGCGCGCAGTGCCAGGGTGAGGGCTCGCGTAAGGTCTTCCACGCTGCCGCGAGCGGGCAACTGGGGTTCATTGATTCGCATATCAGGCTAGCCCGTCCTGGACCGCGGTCGGCGTAAAGCCCAGCATTTCCATGTCGCCCGTAAAGGCGAACGTGACGGAATGCCAGCGCGCCGACACGTCAACATCAAATTTCCCGTCTGACAGGATTGTTTCGCTGGTCATAAAATCCAGACTGCCCAGCGTTTCGCGGTGGCGCCCGCTCATGAAGCCGGTTGTCGGGTCTTGCGTGCAGCGAATCCGCACGTATTGCAGGTCTGTGTATGCTTCGTCGTCGCCCAGTTCGCCGGTCGTTAGCGTGCTGTTTGTGGCCACGCCGTTTAACGTCTGCACCTTATGATCGTGGTCGATAATCGCGGGCAGACGCGACGCCGACAGCCAGAACGGCGAGTTGTACGCAATCGCGGGCAAGTCGTCCCAGGTGTCGTAAAACGTGCCCAGGTCGTCCCAGTGCATCTGGCCAACAATGTTTTCAAAAGTCGCTTCTAGCGTGTAGGCAACATGCCCCCACTTGTTAGCGCGATAGTTGTACACAATGCCGCTATCTATGGTCTGTCCGTCTGGCGAGTAGACCGACACATAGAACCAGTAAACCAGGCTGTTTCGCTGGTCGTGCATCGAGCGCAGCACGTAATCCGCAGAAGGCAGACGGTCGGCGAAAAACCATTCTTTAACCGGGTCGCCGATAGGTTGCGGGCGCGTGCCGTCATACACATAAAAATTATCGTTGCCCAGGAAAACGTGCGCCGTGCCGATGCTTACCACGGCTTCCTGTGTCGGCGTGCCTATCTGGTTTGACACAACCGTAAAGCCCCAAATGACAGGCGGCCCCTGGTACACGCCGTAATAAAAAGACGTGTCTTTGTAAATCACGATATTGGAGCCCAGCGCACGGCATGCCGTGTTCGCCCCTGGGGTATCAATCAGCCGGGCGGTTGCGCATTGCGTGGCAATGTCTGGAACCCAGTCAGCCTGGTTATACAGCGCACTGCACCACCAGGAATCTGGCCGCTCGCCGTATGTGTCGTCTATCGTGTTGGCGACAAAAACGAAGCCCTGCGTTACGTCGATTAGCAGGGCAACCGGCGCGCCGGGAATGTCTTCAAACGGTCCCGCTGTAATGCTCTGCTGTATCGGGTCGGCGCCATTAACCGCTAGTGTCGCGTTGCCCATCTGTGCGAAGCGCCAGACGTTCGCGGGCGTGCCGGTGTAGTCGATTGGGTCGCCTGCGGCGCGTGCCATTGCATCCATTGCCGCGTCCAGCGGATTACCTGCGCGGCGTAAATCCGGGTCGGCTAGCGCGTCGTCGGCGGTGTCCTGCCGCGTTACGTCGTCCCATGTATCGGTGAGCGCTTCATAGATTCGCGTCGGCGTTCCAGCGAATGCGCGCGCCGATCCGTTTAACAGCACGACGGTTGCGGCGCCCGTTACGAGGTCGGGCACGGCGGGCAGTTCGGCGGTCGGTTTAAGCGCGGCGGCCGCCCGCATGCCGCGCAGTGTTGGAACCAGCATTTCACACGCGGTAATCACGCCAGGCGTCGTTGGATCGAGGTCGGGCGCGAAACCGACAAGCGGGATAAAGGCGCTGGCCATGGCTAGCTACTCCGCGCAACCAGTGCCGAACCCGACGAACGGGCGCGCGTGCTGCCGCTGTTCATCGCTTCGATAATGTTGGCGTACATGCTCGACCATATCTGCACGCGCTGATCGTTTTTCAGATACGGTTCAGCCTGCAACAAGGCGCCATACAGATACGCGTCGGGCGCGTCTTCAATCAGCCAGTTTTGCGGTTCCGTATCGGATAGCGGCGTCAGGCGCTGATAGTAGAAAAGACGGAACACGCTATGCGGTTCTACGCGGCGCATGATCCATACAGATTTTCCGATCATCGTATAAAAATGGCGATTGTCGCCGCGCTGGTGCGGGCTGTCTGCGCTCCAGCGTGCGGTATACGTCAGCGTGTCGCCGTTCAGTTCCAGTTTCTCCGCGTCCAGATAGTCGTCGGGCAGAGTGATAATGTGCTGGTCGGTCGTGCGCGTGTACACGCTGGACATTTGCCGCGTGCGTAGGTCGCGGTTTAACTGCGCTTCGGCCAGCGCGATAAAGTCGGGTATACGGTCGGTCAGGTTGGTTCGTTTCAGCCAGCCCGCAATGCTCGTTTGCAGCTGGCTATAGTTGCCGATGGTCATGCGCGGCCCCCTTTGACACGAAACAGACTGTTGGCCGGGTCATTCAGAAACTGCGCCTTTAATGCCGGGTCACGCGTGAACTGGTCGAACGTCACGCGCTGGTCAATGCACCATTGTTCAACCACCACGCCGGGCACATGCGCCAGCACGGGTAAATCCTTGTGGCCGTACTGGCCGGTATTGCGCAGATATGCAACTGCATCCAGCAGGCCGGGAAACCATTCTGTATGGCGCACAACCAGCCCATCGGGGCCATTGCATTCCACGTCGTTACGCACATTCCAGAAAGGGTCTTGCCAGAAAGCATCGGGCGGATTCGGCATAAAAAAAAGCCCCTGTTTCCAGGGGCTTCCTCACTGGCTATAACGACGTTATGCGCGGGCCGTGTCGCCGTTGGCTGGCGCGCCGTTGCCGTTGGCGTTGGCACGCTGGGCCGCCAGACTGCCCAGCGCTGGCGCGGTCGCGTTCAGGTCACGAATGGCAAAGCTGCTGCGTTCTTCGCCAGCCTGTAGCGTCAGTTCCGAAACCATCAGAAAACTGGTGTTATCCCCCGTCTTCGCCAGTTCTTCGGTTTCGAATGCGCGCAGCGTGGCGACAGCCCAGTAATCCGGGTCGATTCCATAAACGTTGTCGTCAATGCCGTTTGCCATGGTGCGGTTCGGGACCATTTCAATATTCCCGAAGTCGGAGCCATAGAACGTAAACGCGGTGTTCAGCGTGACACGGGCGACGCCGTTTACATCCTGGTTGCGCACTACGTTACCTTCGAAGCCCGACGCAACCTGTTTCAGATATGGCGCCATGATTGCAAAGCGCACATCGCCGCCGTTCTGGTACGCCTGCAAAACGGCGTCTTTGAACTGGTCTTCTGAAAAATCGCGCTTCGTGCCATCGACCGGCGCAACATTGTTGGCCGGGTCGGGTGCGACGCCGCCCGCGCCCATGTTGTTATTGGTCGCAATCCAGCCATTCAGGCCGCGCAGCATGCGGTTTCCGGTGGCGTCTTCGATCCGTTGCACGGGGTTGGAAATGCAGGCCGCTTCAATATCCTTTTTGATTTCCAGCGCCTTTTTTGCTTTCAGCCGCGACACTTCGGGACCGCCTGCGCGGTCCACTGCATCCTGTGTACCGCTGATAGAAAACGTGTCGGTGAAAATCTGGCAACGGTTGCCCAGGCGTTCGGTCGGCTGCTGTTTCGCAAAGGTTGCGTCTGCACCTTCTGGCGCCGAATTGTTCGGGTTCGGCGGGCGCAGTGTGTCGCGCTGCCATTCGTGCCAGACGGCGGTGGCGTTGACGCGATCAATACGCGACACAAACGGCGTATCTGTCGGCGACGTGCGGAAAATCCGGTTAATCAGGTCTTCGCGGTTGCCGACTGCCTGCGAGGTCGTAAATACATTTGCGGGCATTGCTGTTTCTCCTAGAACAGCCGCGCAAGGTTATCCAGATTGGGGTTAGCGTCCCATGCCTTCACAGCGCGTTTGCGCGCTTCGGCCTTCTGGTTCTGCGGGGCTTGACGTGTGCCGGGTCGTTCCGAAACGGGCGGCAAATCGCGCACGCGTTGCTGTGCGGCGCCTGCCTTCGATTTCAGTTCGTCATATTTGCGGGCCTTGTCGGCATTGATAGCGGCGGCATGCAGTACGCGCACAATTCGCGCGTCGCTGATATCGCTGATTTCCTGCGCGCTAAATCCTGCGTCACCTAACAGGGCATTAATGCGCGTAATGCCTTTTGTGGCCTTGTCCGGGTCGCGCCATGCGGGAATCGTTTCTAGTACACGATCCTTCTGGATTTCGAGAAACTGCCCATGCTGGAGCTGGGCCAGCTGCGTCTGTTGGCTCGTAAGGTAGGCTTGCGCCGCCTCTGCGTCGCGTAGATGCTGCTGGCGTTGCTCCATCAGGTGTTTTTGTCGAACCCATGCGGCGGGGTCGGTCTGCGCGAGTTGATCGAGGTTCGGGCCTTCGCTCGCCATAATCGCGCGTACATGCGTCTGCACGTTCTGCAACATCTGCACTAGCTGCTGGCGTTCCTGATTCACGGCGGCAATCAGGGAATCAGCCTGTTTCTGTGTGGCCGCTGCCTTTTCCCAGCGGTCATGGGCGGACAGACCCTTGCTTGCGGCCTGTTCCATTTCTTCGCGTGTCAGCGTGCGGGATACGCCGTTTACTTTCAGCGTGAATTTTTCCGCGCGCTTGTGTTCGCCGTCTTCGCCGTCGTCGTCGTCGCCGGTTTCTTCGTCGCCAGCTGCTGCTGCCTGCTGGCCGTTGTCGCCGTCGTCGTCGTCGTCGTCGTGCTGGGGTTCCGGCTTCTTTTTGCCGGGTTCGGGTGCGTCGTCGTCGTCGTCGGTGTCGTGGTCGTCGTCGGCGTCACTGGTTGCAGCTGCGGCCTGAAACTTTCCATCAGTGCCACGCGTTGCGCCCTTTGCAGGCCGGGTCGTAACTTCCTTTTCCACTTCGCCGAATGCGTCGCCGAGGTCGCCCACGGTTGGCGCGCCCGCTTGCGGGTTAGCGTTTTCCGTTCCCATTTTTCACGCTCCACAAAAAAGCCCGAATCCGTCGCCGGGTATCGGGCAGTTAGTCAGGTTCTACGGTTGCCACGGCCTGGGCATAAAACCCAGCCCAGCGGTTCGGGTGCGGTTTGCCTGGTCGCCAGGTCCGCATGTACAAATCCCAGCCGCCCGGCGCGTCGTCGGGCAACGTGCGCGGGTCGGTCCACATCAGCAGACGCGCGAGCGCGGCGGCCAGTACGTCGTCCCAGGTGAGCGCGTTCCAGATTTCGAGTGAATCGAACGACACGCCGCGCGCATTGCACACGCTGAGTAAGTGCGCCGCGCTTGCCGTGTGCAGCATGACGCCGGTCACGCCCCCGCGCGTCGCGGGTGTTCCGCGCTCAAACTGCCAGTAACCGCGCGCCGGGCCGCCGCCCATCTGCACGCGGGTTAGATACTGGCTTTCCTGCAATCCAATCGCCAGCAGAATGACGCGGGCGCGGTCTGAATCCATCGCGGCGGGCAGTAACCGGAGCGCGGGGTTGATTGCCGCGTGTTCAATCTTTATCAGGCTGGGCGCTGTCGTCACGGTTGCCGCTCCAATAAAAAAACCCGCCTGGTGGCGGGTTGCTATGGTGTTGCAGTCTGCTAGCGTTTTGCTGGTGGAATGCTGCTCTGAAATGTTATTGTGCGGCCATCCGACAGACGCACGGCGGGCGGTCCTGCATGAATGCGCGCGCCGTGTCCGCTGGATACGCGCATGGTGACGCCGGGCGGGCTGGCTTCGTGCCATACGTCGGTTATAAAAACGTTCGGCGGCAAGCCCTGTTCCAGTGTCGTCAGGTTCGTGTGGAATGTCGCCCAAGCCGGGCCATCAGGGTTCTGTGTTCCGCCAGCTGGATTCGGGCCATTTCCCCGGTTGTTATGTGCTGCGTCAGGTGCTGTTTCAGCTGGCCCAGTAGCGTTACCATCAGAAAGACCCTTTCGCGCCCGTCCTGGTTTAGTGCGGCGTTCTGTTTCCATTGCGTCATTAGCTCCTGTTCTACCGCGTCGAATGCCCCATTAAACAGCGGGCTTTCGAGAATCGCGCGGGCGCGTTCGGCGCGTTCCACTTCGTTTGCGCGTTTCGCGCGGTCGTTCGCTTCCATCAGTTATCCCCCATGCCGGGCATTCCGGGTTGTGGGCCGCTTTGCGCCGCGTCAGGTGCGGCAACCGGGAACCCCTGCAATGCGGCGTCCTGCGGTATGCCCTGCATGGTCACAGACTGGCCGTTAATCGCCTGCTGCGCCTGGTGAAACGACGACATGAAAGTAATGCCTTCCAGCATCGGGTGGACGCCGTACTTAAACATTAATTCCTCTTTCTGTAGCGCTATGTCGGCGGCCTTTTCGTCGCGGGCTCGCGCGTCGTCCATCTGCGCTTTCTGCATATCCTGCTGGGCGTTGAACGTCGTTTTCTGGCGGTCCAGTTCCTGTTCGCGCGTGAATTTTTCCGCGTCCAGTTTCGCCTGTAGCTGCATGTCGGCCTGGCGCGTGCTGTCTTTGGCCTGTTCAATCTGTAGCGCGGCCTGTGTCTGTTCGTGCATCGCTGCAATCTGCGGGTCGGGCTGCGGCGGTGGCGGCGGCGGCATGTCGTCAGGGTCCGTAAAAAACATGTCCGCATTCTTGAAGCCCAGCACGCCGCACAGTTTCGCGGCGGCGTTATACATGTTCTTTGGCGTGCAGAAACCCGCCTGCATGCCTGCCTGTTGCAGCTGCATAATCTGCTGTAAATGGGCTACTGCCGTGTCTTTGTTGCCCGTGCCCAGCCCTACGTTTACCTGCATGTCGAAGCGGTTAAACCACTCGCGCGGGTCCA